AAGTATCTGCAGCAAGTATCGATGCTTTAAGAGAACTAAAGAACTTTGAAATGACATACTTGACCAATGGAGTAAGGCAGTATTCAGATCAACTAAAGACTGCTATGCTAAGAGGAATCATAACTGGAGAAAGTAATATTCAGATAATGAATAACATTAATACAACCTTTGGTGTAGGAACTTATATTAGTTCAAGTGAAACTTCTTTTTTGATTAATGATGCTTTTTCACGATTCAGTAATACAACAAGGGCAAAGGCATTTGAGGAGTTTCCTGAAGTAAAGTTTCAATACATTGGAACAAGTGATAATAAGACAAGAGAAGTATGTAGAAGGGCATTACAAGAACCACCACTAACAAGAGAAGAAATAGATGCTTTAGGGTATGTAGACTTTGCTAATAGAGGTGGATACAACTGCAGACATGACTGGGTAAGAGTATGAGATTAGACCAGGTAGTTAAACCTAATTCTAAAGTGATGACTAAGTTAGCACAAGATGCTATTGATAAAATTACTTTAGATGCAAGTAAAGGGAAGTTTCAGAATGACAGAAGTGGATACTCCTATAAAAGCGATACTTATAGAAAGTATAAAGCTAATAGTATGCGAGGGGTTAGAACTGGGAAAAAGCTTAAAGCATTTGCTAATCAATCTACTGACACCCAAACTTCTTTTGTCAATATGAAACTAACTGGTAGAACCCTAAGAGGTATGAGAGGATCAGGAAAGACTGATACTGCAATTATTACTTATGATAGAGGGGAAATAGTATTAGGCAATCAGAAAAGAGGATATGACATCTATGATTTGTCTAACAAGAACAAAGAATTTATAGCTGAAAGATTCAGCAAAGAACTTTTGGATAGAAATATTAAAAAGTATGTATCCAAAACAACGATAATAAAATAGGAGGGCAGTATGTCCGAAGAAACTAAAATAGTAGAAGAACAAGCAGTAGCAGAAACTCCTACACAGGAAATAAATAATGAAGAAGTCGGTGGCTTAATTGCAGAAAGCAAGAAGTACCGAACAAGGGCTCAAGCAGCAGAAGCTGAGTTAAATGAACTCAAAGAAAACCTCAAACTTCAAGAAACAAAACAACTTGAAGAAAAAGAGGAGTTTAAATCTTTGTATGAGAAAATGAAAGAGGAAAACTCACAGTTAAAACCTGTAGTAGAACAATTTCAGATTCAAGAAAAACAAAGACGAGAACACCTGCTGTCCCAACTTTCAGATGATGATCAAGAAATCTATGCAGACCTGCCAACAATTAAGTTGGAAAAGCACATTGAAAGATTGGGTACGAAAAAAGTGCAAATATCTGATGCCAAAGAGGTTACTTCAAGTGGTAAGTTTGCTGAAAATGCAAGATGGTCTGATTTGTCCGAAAAAGACAGAACAGAAGCCAGGAAGAATCCTAAACTTTGGAAACAGATAGTAGATGGCTATAGAAACTAACAACTAACTATCTTTAAGGAGATATTAACATGGCAAATGTAACAACAACAACAGCTGCTAATTTTATTCCTGAAATGTGGAGAGATGCTATCCTTGACTATGCAGAAAGAAAATTCATTCTTCGTAATCAAGTATCTGACTTCTCATCTATGGTTTCAGGTGGTGGCGACATACTAAACATCCCTAAAGTTGCTGAAGAAACAGCTGCATCTAAAAGTGCAGATACTGCAGTAACTTATTCTGCTAACACAGATGGGGTAATTCAATTATCAATGGATCAACATCACTACGAAGCGAAAAGAATCGAGGACATCGTAAGAGTTCAAGAATCTGCTGACCTATTCAATGCTTATGCAAAATCAATGGGTTATGCTTTAGCTAAGAAAGTAGAAAACTACTTAGCTGTTGATGTACTTCAATCAGCTACAGGTAACGATGTTACTTTAGCTGCTGATAACACCTTCACTACTGCTTTGATCAGAGAAGGTTTACAAAAAATGCTTGATGCAGGATTTGACTACACAGATGGAGAATCATTCTTATATGCTTCACCAGCTGCTTATATGTCATTACTTTCTTTAGGTGACTTCACAGAAGCACAAAAAAGAGGTGATAATGCAAATCCATTAGTATCAGGTAATGTAATCCAGGCTTATGGTTTAAGCTGTTATCCTTCAGTAGACTGGGATGACGATGGTGGTACTGGTGATGAAACAGCAACTATCTTTAACAGAAATTCTGTGTATTTTGCACAGCAATTAGCTCCAAGAGTTCAGTCAGCTTATGACATTGACCACTTGGCAACTTCTGTAGTAGCTGATGTACTATTTGGTGCAGCACTATCACATGCTGTATCTTCAACATCATTAGGTGTTGTAAACTTCGTAAATCCATAATTGGACTAACGAAAATCGGTTAAATATGGGGCTAATTTCGGTTAGCCCTATATTACCATTAAATATTAATTTGAAGGGGATTTAGATGCCAGTATACGATTATAAATGCAGTTGTGGTAAACAATTTGAAACACTACAAAGTATGCATGATGATAAATTAGTGAAATGCAACCAAAGTATCCAAGAATGTGAAGGAAATGGAACTTTGACAAGATTGATTGGCAAACCTGCCATATTTTCTGATGACATTGGTAGAGGTCATAAACGAATGAAAGACAAAGATTTATATAAGGAATTAGACATTGAGTAGTAATACCAATATAGGAAATACTCCTGTAAATCAGGGCTATGTTCAACTGATCCACACAGGAGAAACTGGGGGAATAGATGGAACACTTCGTACTTTATACGATGGTGATGGAACTGCATCAGATCTACAGATTGCAAGTAATAAAGTTAAAATATCTACTCAATTATACATTGGTAGCAAAACTATTACTGAATATGTACAAGATGTGGTCGGTGATATGCTTGATACCAATGGTAGTCATACAAACATTACTGCTACCTATGATGACAATGGCGATGGAGCTATTGATTTAGTAGCTACTGGAGAAGTAACTCTTACAGGCACACAAACCTTAACCAATAAAACCTTAGCAAGTCCAACTTTTACAGGCACAGCAAATGGTGCTAATTTAACTCTTACTGGCGATTTAACAGTTAGTGGAGATACTATATTTACTAATTCTAATACAGTATTGATTGGTGATGCAATTCTTACTTTAAATGCAGATGAAACAGGAAGTCCAACAGCAAATGCTGGGTTTGAAGTAGAACGAGGAACATCTACTAATAAAACTTTTATATGGAATGAAACAGATGACAAATGGACTATCGGAAGTGAAACCTTTGTAGCAAGTACCTTTGAAGGAAACTTAACAGGGAATGTAACAGGTAATGTAACTGGTAGTGCAAGTCTTAATCTTTTAATATCTAACAACTTATCAGACTTGGCAAGTACATCAACTGCAAGAACAAACTTAGGTGTAGATGCAGCAGGAACTGATAATTCAACTAATGTTACTTTAGCAGGTAGCTTAGATTATATCACATTAAGTGGTCAAGAGATTACAAGAAATGCAATCAATTTAGGTACAGATGTTACAAGTCAGTTACCTATTTCAAATGGTGGTACTGGTGCTACAAATGTAACTACAGCAAGAGAAAATTTAGGATTAGAAATAGGACTTGATGTACAAGCATACGATGCAGGACTATTATCTATAGCAGGTCTTACAACTTCAGCCAATAAAATGATTTACACAACTGCATCAGATACTTATGCCACAACTACTTTATCTGCTACAGCGAGAACATTATTAGACGACAATACAACTGCTGATATGCTTACAACATTAGGGCTTACAGCAACTGCAACAGAATTAAATTATACAGATGGTGTTACTTCTAATATTCAAACACAGCTTAATGGAAAATTAGGAACAAGTGCTAAAGCAGCTGATTCAGAATTATTAGATGGAATAAATAGCACAAGTTTTGTTCAAACATCAAGAAGTATAACACCAGTATCACAAAGAGGTATTTCAGGTGGTGGAGATTTAAGTGCTGATAGAACAATAGAATTAAGTTCATCTCAATTAGGATCTGTTGCACTTACTACAAGTGACCAATTAATATTGTTTGACCAAAGTGATAGTGATATTCCTAAAAGATTTAATGCACAAGATATATTTGATACTATATCAGGTGCTGTTACAATTTACTCAAACACAGGAGATAATAGAGTATTAACTTCAGGTGGTGGTACTACTATTAATGGAGAAGCTAATCTTACTTTTACAGGAAGTGCATTATCAGTTACTGGAACAGCAAGTGTAACAAGTTCAATTACTACTGGTTATGGTGTAGCATTTACAAATGGTAATACTAACTTTCTTCAATACAACAATAGTGGCGAAGATGTATTGTATATGAGAGATACTACTAATGGTGCTATGGTGCAGACTTGGGGTGTTAATTCTGTTTCTATACATAGAGGTATGACTATAAATCAAGATGGTGGAAACTATGATACAAGAATTTTGGGAGATACAGATACACATTTGATATTTGCAGATGCAAGTACAGATAGAGTCGGTATAGGAACTAACTCACCTGGAAGTAAGCTACACATTAGAAACGATTCAGCAGCAGACCAATTAAGATTAGGTAGAGTAGATGATGATTCTTACTTATCTGTTGGTGCAGGTG